CCTGTTTTGGAGATGACCACATATTGTCTATGTGTCAAGTGCGACCACTTTCATGGTCACCATCGAACATCAGGAAGGTCATGTCCAAGTGGGGTGTGTCCAACAATGTGGAGGTGTCAAGGTTAGACAAGATAGGGTTTCTCGCCAAATTCTGGCGTCAAGCAACTCCTGGTGACATGGAACACCTGAAACACGCTGGTGTCACCGGATTCCGGTCTATTGTATGGCATGATCGTGTCAAACTTCTGGGAAAGCTGACAGCACCTGTCAAGTCGCTTGTGCCAAATTATCGTGTCAGAAGGCTACTCAGTTACCTCAGTTTGACAGCCCACCATCCTGACATATATGCTGGCATTGTGAAGGTGCTTATGTCGTCAAAAGCCATGGTCAACGTGATCAAGGCCGAGGCGATACAGATACCTTCGTATGCAGCTGTTGTGAAGAATTGGTACTCCAGTGGCCACACATCTCAACCTGCGACCCATTTTGATGAGGAAGAAGATGAGATGTTTAAGACAGGCAAGTTTGTGGAGTATGGTTCTGTTACACTTGCAGACCATCTGCTCAATTCTTTGTCGATGGTGCCGGATCTGCTGAACCCTGTGATGTTCAACTTTGGATACGGCACCGCTTTGCAATTAAAGCTCAGGCCTCTGCTTAGTTGGGCCATTGATTTTGTTGCAATACAGAATAATTGTGGTTCTAGTGGGGTCTTGGCGGCAATGTTGCGTCGAACACCCTACAGACCACTGGACCCATCGTTGTTCCCTGTAGGAGCCTCTGGTGCTAACATGACAGAAATGTTACTCAGGCATTGGTTGTTTGTGGCATATTGCAGTATAAGGCCCACAGTCACAGGTTTTGCGTTGGCCAATTTCTTCCTTTCTAAAGTGGCGTCGACCCAATTTATCATGAACGGAAGGATGTTGTCAGAGCAAAGGCAGGCTGACTTTCAGATCGACTACATTATTGTAATTGCATTGCTGGGACTTGTGTCCGGCATTCCTGATGTTTTGTCGCCTTTTGCGAGCATATCACTTCCGGACTTTAACATGTTCTTGGAATTGCTTTTTCACTTTGCCCTGGTGACTATTTGGTCAAGTGTCCCAGCCAACTACAAAGAAGTGGCTGCTGTTGTTAACAACATGGGTTCACGGACAGGCCCTATCCTTGTTGAGGCAGCCACAGGCACAGGCAAGAGCACTTCAATGATTGCATTCTTGTACCAGGCCTTTGGTCACAAGTATGACAAGTTTGTGGTTTTGGAGCCACGGTCTATCCTTGTGCACGGGCTCGTGCCATACATGCGTCTTAACTTTGCATTGCCTGTCAGTGGTGGTACCACTGGCATGGACATTGACAAAAGTCAGAGGATATTTTACCTCACACCACAGTCGTTCTTTGGCAACCTTGACCTGCTGGGTCCTAAGACCATGGTGATTCTCGATGAGTGCCATTTAAATGAGGTGTTCCCCTCTTTTATAAGGCAATTGTTCAAGAAACACTCTGTGCCGTATTTGATGACCACAGCGACCCCTTCAGCACAGAACTTAGATGATGCAGGTGTCCATGTCAAGTTGGATTCAGCAGCATTGTTTTCCCGAAAGGAGGACCTTGTGGACTGTTCCAAGGAGGCATGTGCAGCTGTAGACCAGTCACCGTATGCATGTTTAAGACATTTTAAGCACTCAGTGCTTGGGGAGGTGGCCTCTATGCCACCATCATCCAAAGTGCTCATATGTGTCCCAACCATAATGATGGTGGACGATTTTGTCCGTTCGTCAAAGCAAACGGCTGTGGGGCTGTCTGCAAAACACCCAATTCCCGTGAATTGGGATGCTCGGGTTTATGTGTCAACTCCTGTGTCAGACGTGGG